GGAACTCAAATATTTTAGCATGATACTCGTGCTGTTTGTCAACAGGAATCTTTTGATTGTTCCAACTGAAATGTCCTGTGTAAATGCCTTTGTCAAGTTCTTGATCATATGTTGCCGTGTCTGCCCTCAACCACCATGGATCAAACTTACTAAATTTAGCAGAAAACCAATCGGGTCTATCTAATAGTATAAGTTCTTTGCTGTTTTTGTCAACCATATAGGTAATTCCATCACCTTGCCATGAAGACAATTCAATAAAATTAATGGTAATAACTGAATCTAGAACTGCATTTGCTTTGCAAAAACAAACCGCGGCCATGATTTGGTCATAGGGAGGCTTTGGTAATTCAATAAATCTATTTGTGGAACTTTTCTTTAATGTATGGTATAATGGTTCATCTCGCCATGTTGTTATTGTGTTGGCAAAAACTTGCTCGAAAAGATTTTTTAACCTTTCAAAGTATTCTGTTTGTTCTTTTAAATCGGCAGTGTGTGGAGTTAACGATATGTTGGCTTGATACTTATTAGAGAAAAGTTCTCCGTCGACAATAATAATGGATTTGAATGTAGTCTTCCAAGTAAATGTGTTTGACATCAAAACTATTTACTAGTCGATGTTGACCAGGTCGCCTAGGTCTGGCTCGTTCCTTAACTTCTTATTGTTCTTGTGCCATTCTTCAATACGTTTCTGTCTGACGGCATCTTGGTATGTCTTTAGTGCTTGTTGGAGATTGAAAAGTAGCTCAGGATTCCTGCCACGTCTCGCGATAGCAACTTTTCTTGACAGCTCTTTGATACGTTTGGAGATGTCCTCTTCGGACATGTTGCCTATCTCTTCTTGTAATGGATGGAAGTACATTTGACTCCTTAGTTATTAAGCGTATTGTTTACCTAGTTCATGCATCAATACAGTTGTGCCACCGTCTGGTGACATGAATTCATAAAGTGCTCTACCAATACCTGTAGTAATTTGGTCTGATGTTCCGTCACTACCTGTTACGTTATCTGCTTTTATCACAGCACTTGGAAAAGTTAGTATTCCTGAGGAAGCAGGAGCCACGGTGATATCTAAAATAAATCTTCCTAACGATCCAGTGGCTGGGAAATTAGTGAATGTAAAAGTTGTGTCTGCTGTTATGGTCAAAGTTTGGTAATGTCCATTAGCATGGTTCAGTGTAACACTGCCACTACTCACGCTACCATGAGCATATACAGTTTCTGAAGTATTTTTAAACTTTGCCCTTGTAACTTCATTGTTTGTAAAATCACTGCTGGCATTTAGATTAGCCTTGTTAGTCTGTAGGTCTTCTATTTCCGTTTTTGCTTCCGTAAAGTTGTCTTTAGTAGAAGAAAAATTATCTCTAAAACCTTGTGAGCTGTTGTCCTGCCCTGCTTTAGGATACGTTCCGTCTATGTTTCCTGGTACTATGTTACTTGCCATTATTGAATTCCTTTATCTCTAAATTTAAGATATTTATCGTTGCTTCTCTGCACCTTAATTATTGTACCTGATTGTGGGACTTCTTTGGTAAAAGTAATTGTTGTCTTTTTAGTGGTAGTATTATGAGTTAAAGTTATGCCTAGTTCATGATCTGCTGATCTTAGCGTTCCGTCTACTGTAAGGTAGGCCGGAGTGACATTATTATCAGCAGTCACGCCCTGTCCTACTGAAACTGTGGCTGTTCCTTCTTTTACTAAGATATCTTGCTCGTGTATTAGCTCGTCTACAACGAAACTAGTAGTTGATCCGTCACCTGTGAATGTTTCTGTTGCAACTTTACTTTTGCTTACCAAGTATCTATCTACGGTAAAAGCAATATTTTTGAATGTTAATTTTTTATCTTCTACTCTTTTTTTGATAAGTGCTGACGTTCCTGGTTTGCAATAACAGATAGGAACGGCCAGGACGAAGCCTAAAGGGGCCAGATCTCCTGCCTGCGTGGTCTTCATCCATAATGGTAGATAGTCATATTCTTTGTGTCCGAGGCTTTTCATTCTTGATCTCATATTGGCCACAGCATTAGGGTACACAGTCGTAATGAATCCTAAGTCAGCACTCAATTGGTTTGCAAATCTTACTTTTGAACCTGAGGTGCTGAACGACAGGCCGCCATCGGTAGTGACTTCATATACAAGATAATCAGCAGTGGCGTTCATACTAGATGCCCTAGGTCCTAGCATAGGCTTCACTACCGCATCTCTTAGGTTAATTGAACTCGAAACTGCTTGTCCGTCGTTATTGACTAAACTGTCTTTTATTTCTACATAGACCACTTCATATTTTGTGGTTGTTCCTTCTTTGGCGATGGCTGTCTTAACATCACCGAAGTATAAAGTTTTAGGGGAATGGTTTTGCTCCATCTGTTGTTGGAAGGCTGTAAGTGTCTGTGCCTCTAATCCTGCCATCATTAACATCTCAGGTTTATTTTTCATACCAAAGTTGCTGTCTTCCGGTCTGTAAATATTCTCCGGTGAATTGATGTTATTGTCTTGTGCTAAATTGTAAAAAATATTTTGATCGATAAACGAGGTAGAACGTCCTGACATGTTTCCATATTCGATTGTTGTAAAAGGTATGTCAATGTTTAATGTGAACACTTTGGATGTTGCCGCTGACTGGTATTGATCACTGACCGTTACTGTAAAAGTGAATGCTCTTGTTGAATCCGTAAAGTCACTTGGATCTATAGTGCCAATTATGTTTCCTTGTTCGGATAATGTAATACCAGTTGGCAAAGCACCTCCGGTTACTGTATAACTTAAAACACGATCTGTTTCTTCTGCTACTGCTTCTATTGAAAGGGTGCTAGGAATATCTGCTGTGAGTGTTCCAACAGTATCGGCTGTTGTAAACGCAATTCCTATGTCTATTTCGCCTATGACTTTCATAGTGAACTGTTGGTCTGCGAACACGTTACCTTCTGCTAAAACTTTATTTGCCCTTACCGTAAAATTATACGTGGTTTCAACCGCAGACTGCCTATCAAGATTTCCGTGTAGTTCTCCAGTACTTGTATCAATAGAAACGCCTGTAGGTAAGGAGCCAGATTGAATTGAATATACTAAAGTGCCCGATAATGGATCAGCATCTAATACATCTATTTTTATTACCAATACATTATCATGTCTAAAAGTGCCAAGGTCAGATCCTGTTTCAAAGACCGGTCTACGTTCTGAAGTATGATCCATTGTAACCGGTACATTGTTTATTTCTGTCATGTCTGTAGTGATGCTAGAATTATTAATATTCCAATAATCCGCTGAGTAGACAAAAATATTATTTGACTGCGTTGTCACTGTCGTTCCATCGCTTACTCTGATTGTCAAAGCGAATGTCTGTGCAATAATTGTAGTAGAGTCCTCGAAATAATCATCTGTCAACTTTACTATACCAGATATCAACCCAGTTGAAGTCATGGTCAACCCTGGAGGCAAAATCCCTTCATCTATAGAGTAAACGAGATTGTGTCCGTCCCTAGTATCCGAATCTGTAGCCAGTATTTGAAAACTTACTTGCTCACCATCGAGTGCCCAGTAAAGTCCGGTCCTTGTAGAATCATCAAGTTGTAGTTGGCCAGATGCTGAAGTAAATGTTGGAGCGTCTTCTCCTTGCACGTCCAATGAAAAATTCCTGTCTGTAATAGAGGTACCGGCCGTGGCTCGCACGACGAAGGTGTAAAGAGTTCTTTTGGCAACCTCAGCCGGAGTACCTGTCAGTAAGCCGTCTGTGGTAACCTGCATTCCTGCTGGTAGGCTTCCTGCTATCACGGAGTAAGTGATGGCCGTTGAATCGGTAGTGTTCGCTTCTAGTTGTAGCGAAAACGATGCTTGTTCATCAATAGTTGCAATTTTACCTGCAGTGGTTGTCCACACTGGTGTTGCCATTAAAACTTACTCCTTACAAGGGTATTTATTGGTAATTACCTAGGATTTTTCTGTGTGCGAATCCAATGTTCAAGGTGCTGTCTCAAAGACTCACGTTCCGTTGCGTCCTGTTCACGCCGTATAGCCTCCTCCAATCGCTTAATTTCAGATTGTGGAGACCTATACTGTTTCTGTCTACTAAAATGTCTCTTCATTCTTGTGTCGTTGAAAGACTAGTTGTATTTTAAAGTTAACTATTAACTTACTGTAGCACTAAATGGTGTCGCTGGGTTGGCACCTGACGCCACCCTCATCACACCTCTTACGTGATATTGGTCAGCCGCTATGTCAACTATTTCAAGATAGTCACCAATAATGCCGCCTGTAGTACCACCGTTAATTGTGATAGTATCTGAAGTCGCCACTGTTGGGAAGGCCGATACCGCTGTTCCATCTTCATCTAGGTACATCATTATACCATCTATTGTGTTGTCTGCATCCGGTACCTTTATCACATAGTTTGATGTGTTTGCAACAGAAACTATAAATTTGTATGTTGCACCGCTACCTGTTGCATCTGGCAGTGTCAGTGTTACCAATGCGTTACCACCAACTTCACCAAGCAACAAAGTTCTTCCGGCGTGTTCCGCTATTGTTATAGCGTCCGTTGCCACGAATGTGTGTATTGCTGGCAGGAATGATCCAGTCAGTGTAAGTTGTGTGTCTTCAATTTTTACGACACCAGTACCTTGTGTTGTGATGTCAATGTCAGCATTGGATGTGTCACTTGATATAAAATCAGTTCTTACAGTTGTGGCTTCCATTAAAGTAAACTGCGTTTCAGCGGCTACTAGTTTAACACCTGTACCACTTACAGTTAAACTTTGTCCGTCTGCTGGTGTCAATGTTATAGCGCCTGACGTTGCTGATAAAGTGTTGCCGTCAAGTCTAAGGTTATCTACGTTTAATTGTCCTGTTGTAGTTTGTACTCCTGTTGCTGTAATAGGACCAGTCAATGCGATAGCACCAGTTCCTGTGGGATCTATAGTGATATCTGCATTTGATCCATTACTTGTTATCTCGTTGGTAGTTACTGAGCCTGCTGTCAATAAACCAGCCACAGTGGCACCACCTGCTAGTGTTGTTGCTCCAGTAACATCTAGTGTTGTTGAAACTGTTGCGGCACCTGTGATGTTAGTTGTGGCGCCAAGCTCTACCGTTCCTGAACCTTGTGGATTAACAGTGATGTTTGCGTTTGAACCATTCGAGGTGATTTCATTAGTTGTCAATGAACCTGTTGTAGTTGCTCCTGTAATTGTTGGTGAGGATATAGTAGGTGAAATAATATCTTTATTTGTTAATGCCTGTGTACCCGATAATGTAACCACTGATGAATCGATCGCTATGGTTACGGTGTTTAGTGTTCCTGCGGTTGTTATACCATCACCGCCTGAGAATTGTAGTGCCTCAGAATCTAAATCAATGTTAAGTGTTGTAGAATCATCACATGCAAAATCTAAATCCTGTGCTGTAACTGTGCTGTCCACGTATGCCTTGATAGATTGTTGTGTTGCTAACTGTGTAGCAGAGTCAGTGCCCATCGCATCTTCGTCTAAAATACCTGTTACAGTAGCACCTGTGGCTAATTTTAAAGATGTTCCACTCTCCAATGCACCAGCAACTGTAAGTGTTCCTGTAGACTCAATGTTTTCAGCGATTGTTATCTGTGTTGAGTCATCTGAACTCAATGTTGTACCAACGAATTTCATAGCACCAAGTTTTATGGCACCTGTGCCATTTGGAGTAACAGTGATGTCGCCGTTAGTAACGCCAGTTGTAATCTCGAATGTTCTTACATCTAAGTTTGCGTCTAGTGTGTTAATATCGTTATCTGTACCGTATAATTCTACAAAGTTATCATTAACTTTATCAAATGCTGTTCGTAATGGATCACCTGTGCCGTCGTTGGCGCTAGATCCTATGTTTATTGCTTGTCGTGCCATGTTGTGTATTACTCCTTATTGTTGTGAAGTATTTATTGTTTTGTTTTGTAAACCTAATGTAATTATTACACGTCTATAGCAATACGCTGGAATTTAAAGACTGTGCTGTTATCGGAAATGTTAGTGACTCTTAACCTTACATTATCACCGTCAACATCTGCAGAGTAAACTGCCAACCCTGTGGCGTGATCACTTACCGAACCAAATGTTGTTACAAAAGCATTGGTACCGTCGGTAATAACATTTGCTTCTACTATCTCGAACCTGCTGTTTGTTGCATCTGACACTGATATAAAATACTTGGCACTCCTATGTGCTGTTTTATCAAACTGGTTAAGGGTGCTTGTCGTAGAGGTGGCAACCGTTGTGGTACCGTCTCCTATATCTGAATGACTTAGTGTTGCTGATGCAGTGGCAAAGGCAAGATTACCCAAACCATCTGTCTTTAGGAATTGTCCGTCACTACCATCAGATGTTGGAAAAGTAAATCCACTAATCGTAACACCACCAGTTCCATTACCTGATAGTTCGAGAATTGAATTTGATTCATTTGTGCTGACAGTGTTGTCTGCTATTGTGATGCCGTCTATGGTCAATGACGCTGTGGTTGATAGCGTTGTAAATGATCCTGCGGCAGGCGTTGTTCCGCCAATAACTGTGCCGTCTATGGTACCACCGTTGATATCTGCTTTGCTTAACACCACCTGACCTGTGCCTGCTGGTGCTATAACAAGATCCGAGTTGGACTGTGTTGTTTTAATTTCGTTGTCTGTGATGTTGATGTTCGAGTCAATGGTCAAACTAGATAAGATCACCGAGCCTGTGCCTCCAGGCGTTAGGTTTATATCAGCATTTGAACTCGAACCTATTGTGTTATCGTTGAATGTTAAATTATCAATAGTTGTTGTACCTACTAAACCTGTAGTGCTAGTAACATTCAAAGTCGAAAGTGTTGTTAGTGCCGATGGCACAGCCAATGTAGATCCCAGGTTGGTTGCTCCTGTGAAAGTGGCCGCCCCTGTGGTAGTCAAGGTGCCATCTATTATTAGGTTATCGTTGACGTTGACTGTTGTAGAATCGTCTGAACTGATACTTGTACCATCAAATTTCAGTGCACCAATTTTAATTACACCAGTACCACTCGCATTTATGTTAAGATCATCGTTAGATCTTGTGCCTGTGATGTTGTTATCATTGATAGTGACCGCTGGTAAGACTACAGAACCTGTTCCGCCGGGTGTTAAGATTATGTCAGCGTTTGAACTTGAACCTATTATGTTGTCATTCAAGGTTAAATTATCGATAGTGGTTGTGCCAACCAAACTGGTTGCACCGGTTACATTAAGTGTTGAAAGTGTGGTCAGTGCTGATGATACCGCTAGTGTCGATCCTAGGCTGGCCGCCCCTGTGATTGTCGCTGTGCCAGAAACATTTATAGTACCGTCAACTATTAGACCATCGTTGATATTGATTATAGTAGAATCGTCCGAACTAAAGGATGTGCCTTGGATCTTTATCGCTCCAAACACAACTGAACCTGTACCGTTGGGCACCAAATTAATGTTCTCGTTTGTCCTTAGACCCTCTATGTTGTTGTCGTTGATCTTTATTGAAGGAAACGATACAGATCCTGTTCCCGATGGTACGAAAACTATGTCGTCGTTTGACCTTGTTGCACTGATCTCATTTCCAGCAAAAGTCAGATGCCCTGAGAACAACGGTGAGTTATAAAGCTCTGTGAAGTTATCATTGACTTTGTCCATTGCGACACGAAGAGTGTCACCTGTTCCGTCATTTGCGTTTGTTCCTAGGTTTAACGATTGCTGTGCCATGTTTATACTTCAATTACCCTTCTAACCACTTTAACCACGTGGTCGTTAGTGTTATTTATTGTGCCTCTCAACCTTAAATTTCCACTGTCAATGTCTGCGGATACTGTGATCAAGTCAGTGTGACTACCTGCATGTGCGAATGTACTTACATATGCTGTTGACCCGTCGTGCACCACGTTTGCTTCAAAAAGTTCAAATTTTGATCCAGCGGCATCTACTACCTGCACATTGTATTTGGCTACCCTGTATACCGATGCTGAGACAGAATCAAGTGTTGCTACCGCGGTAGACGTACCTTCGCCTCTTGTGAGGTTAACCCTGTATGCGTTTACCGTAGTTGATCCGCCCGAAGTCGAAGTTGCTGAAAGTGTTGTTGTAGTTCCAGAGTGTCCAGCGGTCAATAAAATTTGATCTGAGCCTTTTGTACTGTTAAGTCCATACTGTGAGATGAATGCGGTTGTGCCATCACTCACTACCGCGGCTTCAGTGATGGACGAATGGCCTTCTCCTGAATTATGGGCAACTATAATGTAGTGTGCGGCTTGGTATGTGCCTGTGCTGAAGGTATCCAGTGTTGTTGTTGAACTCGATACTGTTACCTCTCCTATCACGTTGATGTTTGTTGAACTCCTGTCCGCTTCGTCATCAGCCAATCTTACCCTGTATGCGTGTACCCTAAGGTTAGGTTCTAATCCTGTGGCCTTAAGTTCAAGATTTGATCCATTAAGGGCCGCCGTCAAACCGATCAAGTCATTGTCTCCTGTGTTTACAACATTATATACTGAAACTGTGGCTGTTGTACCGTTGTGAACTACGGAACACTCTAGATTACTGCATTCTGTTTTTGATGCGTTGTTGACTGAAATGTAATACTTTGCACCTCTGAATGATGCGTGTGCCCATGAGTCTATAACTTCACTTGCACTGTCAACGTCTGTGTTGATTACGACTGCCGCCTCGTCCTCACCAGAGTATCCTGTGGAATCATCATCTCCCAAGCCTATCCTATAAAAAGACAGGGAGTTCTCAGGTGAACTTCCAGTGCCCAATAATCTTACATTTCCACTGTCCACGTCTACGGTTGTGTTTATGTGATTATTGGTGCCTGTTTTTGCATTGATAGATGTTGAAAGGAAAGCACCTGAATTGTTATGAACCACGGAGTGCTTTGTGATTTCAAATTCATCACTTGCGTCGTCTCTGTTCACTGCAAGGTACCATGCACCGTCATACTTGGATGTTGCCCAACTGTCTTGTACCACCGTGGCCGACTCTATCCTGTCATGGACGCCCACTGCAGTCACGTGATCAATCTCTGTGGTTGTTTGGAATGATATGGTTGTTGAGGCATCTTGTATGTCAGAGATTCCGAGTAACACAGGCGAACTTAGAAAACTTAACACCTTTGATCCGTTTGTTTTAAACACTTGTCCTGTGGTGCCATCCGCGGATGGAAGTTGGAAACCATTGATTTGTACGTGTCCTGAACCATTGGCGGCAAACGCCAAATTATCATTGGACCTGTTGGCTTTGATAGTGTTGTCCGTTATGGTAACTCCGTCCGCCGAGATTGTTGCACTTGTGAATGCTATTGTATCAAATGTTCCTGCCGCTGGCGTTGTACCGCCTATAGGCACGTCGTCAACAGTGCCCGAGCTCATCGAAACTTTTGACATCTGCACAGAACCTGTGCCGTTGGCTGTAAGAATGAAGTCATCATTGGACCTAGTCACCTTGATGATGTTATCGGTCAGATTTACGCTTGAATCTATAGTAAGGTTACTGACATTTACAACACCTGTCCCACCTGGTGTAAGGTTCAAATCTGCGTTCGAACTGGTAGAAATGATGTTGTCATTGAAACTTAAATTGTCTATTGTTGTTGTTCCAACGAAAGATGACGCACCCGACACAGTCAGGGTTGATAGTGTTGTACCACTTGTTACATCTAGGGTTGAATTGGCAACAACCGCACCATTGAACGTTGGTGTGTCTGCAGTTATTGTCCCGTCAACTATGACTGCATCATTGATGTTCATTGTGGTTGAGTCTGAACTGTCTAAAGTTGTTCCATTTATTCTGATTGGTCCCAATAATACGTCGGCCGAACCACTTGCAGTTATGTTCAGATCCTCATTTGACCTTGTGCCTGTAATATTGTTATCATCGATTGTGATACCGGGTAACACCACAGAACCTGTGCCACCTGGTGTAAGATTTAGATCTGCATTGGAGGCAGTGGCTATGATGTTGTCATTGAAACTTAAATTATCTATGGTCACTGTTCCAACGAATGATGATGCATCAGTGACAGTAAGGGTTGAGAGTGTGCTCACGCCAGTTACTCCCAGCGTCGAGTTGATGGTCACTGCAGAATCTAAAGTAGCGGCTCCAGTGTTAATTGTTCCATCCACGATCAAGTTCTCGTTTATGTTCACAGTGCTGGAGTCTGTGGCCACTATTGAAGTTCCTGAGAAGCCTATTCCGTCTATGACCAATTGACCCGAACCACTAGGCGTGATTACTAAATTATCATTGGTCCTTGTTGTTTTAATGTTGTTGTCATCGATGGTAATCGCTGGGAAAACCACGGCCCCTGTTCCTGAAGGTTTGATTACTATGTCTGCGTCGCTGGCAGTTGTGCTTATGTTATTTTGTATTACGTCTATGTCAGAGAGAACAGCCGGCTCGGCAAAAAGTTCGGTGAAGTTTGCGTTTAATTTGACACCGGCACCCCTGATAGTATCGCCTGTACCATCATCAGGCTGTACTCCGATGTTGATAATTTCCTGGGCCATGTTCTATCCTGCGTCAGCCGTGTCTGCTTTTAGGCTCACCCATGCACCGTTCTCGTACCCCTCAAACTGATTGGTAGTGGTGTTGTAGATGATCATCCCATTTGCGGCAGTGAGTGCATCTCTCTGTGTGGTTGTGAATGAAGCCATTATTATTGGTCTTGCCAATGCAACATTTCCGGTACCTGATGCGTCCAACTCTAGGTCAGCATTTGATGCCGACGTTGTTATGGTGTTGTCTGTGATGCTGATACCACTGTCAATGTCTAATGTTCCTGTGACCTTGGCCCCAGTGTGTGTTACTCTGAATCTTTCTGCCAATGAAGAGCCGTCATGTGTGTTCACAAATACTGTATTCGAAGTACCTGAAGAGCCATCCATCATCAGTTCCGCTCTCACGTTTCCGCCTGAATTTTGGAAACTTA